GGGAACTGCTGGCGCCTCTGCTTCGGGTTGGGGTCGATGGTGAACAGCCGGCGTGTGGTGCTCTCCAGCGTGGAGGTGCGACCGAGGAAGCCCTCCTTCCGCTCGAACACGGCCTTGACGCTGCTGCCCCGCTTGACCGGGCCGATGAAGTATTGGCCGCCGCCCTGGCGTGCGCCGCTGAGGATGGTGGCGTACTTGCTGAGCGGCACGTTGCCGGCGCTGTTGAGCAGGCCCGAGCCCTTGGCTGGCACCAGCACGGCGCCGCGTGTCTCGCGGGCGATCTTGGTGGCGGCAAGGTCAGCGGCCTTGAGCTGGGGCGTGGTGCCCTTGACGATCGGCTGGAGGTAGCGGCCGGCGGGGTTGCCGCGGCCTTGGGCATTGGACTTGAAGCCCACCTCGGCGGTGAGGTCGTTGGCCTTGGCGAAGCGCACGTAGGTGCCGTTGAGGGTCCAGCGGGTGGGCTGGTCGATGTAGCGGGGGGTGGCCTGCTTCAGCGCAGCCTGTGCAGCCTGAGCGGCGCCTGTGAGCGCCTTGGCGGCGGCGAAGCGCAGGTTCTGGTCTGTGAGCAGCCGAACGCGGCTGTCGAGCCTCTGAAGGGCTCCTGAGTCAAGGTCGATGCGGACGGTGGCCATGCGCCAAGGGTAGGGCGTAAGCCGGTGGTGGTCGATCGAAATGGCGGTAAGGGCTCCTGTCAACCTTCCAACCACGCCAACGTTGCCCCTATAGCTCCTTTTTCCCTGCACCCTCTCCCTATTCTATAGAATACTACTAAGGTTAGAAGGTTAGAGAGGATAGGAGACCCCTTGAAGTAACAGGGATTTTTGCCTTCCAACCTCATCCGGGAGGTTGGACAAACACCCATTTGTTCCGACCTTCCAACCATGCGCGCTTCTTTTCGTATCCCAGGTCTCTCATGATGGACGCAACCTGCATCTGGTCCGCGCGGCCTTGGCGCTCGACCGGCTTGCTGATCGCCTCGGTCAGAAGCAGCTCGCTGGTGATGGGTCGGCCGGCATTGCGCGGGGCGCCTAGCCACTCCTGGATCGCCGCCTTCCACGGGCTGTCCACCAGGTAGGACTGGTTCTCCTGATCCACCTGCTGGGAGTGCTGGGCGCCGAGGTGGTTGGGCTCGCCGGCCTTGTAGGCGGCGACAGCTGCGGACCAGATGGCGTCGCGCTCGAGCAGCAGGCCATCAACGGGGATGTGCGGCGCAGCCAGCACAGGGATGACCCAGAAGCGGCGGTTGCCGGTGTCGTCAACCAGGAAGCCGGTGTCCCGGTTGGTGCTGCCGACGATGATGGAGCGGCGTGGGAACGACTCGGTGGTGCGCTGGTAGGGCGCGCGGAACATGTCGGTCTGCTGCGTGAGGAACGCCTTCACCTGACCGGCGTGCTTGCGGCCGGTGATGTGGTCGAGCTCGGCCCACTCCATCAGCCAGGAGCGGTGCAGCACCATCAGGTCATCCTTCGAGCCGATGTCGCGCAGGGCATCGGAAAACCAGAGGCCGCCGAGGTTGCGCCAGAAGGTGGACTTGCCGCAGCCCTGCGGTCCCATCAGGACGCAGGCGGAGTCGTGCTTGCAGCCGGGCTCGAAGATGCGACGGACGGCAGCGATCAGGGTGGCCTTGAGCATCGCGTCGTAGAGGCTGCCGGGCTGATCGCCGGGCCGCAGGTATGCGGTGGCGAGGTGGTCGATCGGCACGGGTGGCACGTTGTCTGCGACGTGCTCCAGGTATTCGCGCACGGGGTCGTAGGGGTTCTCGACGGCGACAACGTGCACAGCGTCGGCGGCGAGCTCCTTGGTGACCTTGACGCCATCCTGCGCGAGCTTGAGGTAGAAGTGCTCGATGTGCTCGATGGGCTTCTGGTCGAGCTCAATGGCTTGGGTGAAGGTGTTCCAGCGCAGGCGATCGGCCATCTGCTGGCGCAGCAGCTGGAGCAGCTCGTTGGACTCGAGCTTGAGAAGCTTTCCCTGCGACGGGGTGACGGTGGGATCCGCCTGCGCGGCCTGGCGCTTGGGCGGGGCTGGGGTAGGCCGTGAGGCCTTCTGATGGCCGGCGAGGTGGGCCAGGGTGCCGAGGGTGACGCCGTGGCCGTTGAAGGTGGCCCACTTGGCTTCGCAGGCACCGGGCTCGAACTTGCCGGAGATGGCTGACCATTCGATCCAGTCGGCCAGCAGGCTGTCATGCCCGACGCTGTGGAGTGCCATGCCGACCTGAACCCAGCGGTCGTAGTCGTCGGCCTCGGCAGATGGGATCGACGCGAGGTAGTCCCGTGCGCGGCTGGCGTCGGTATCTGGGAGGCGGAGCAGGGGTGCGGGCTCAGGCTGCTGGCGCTGCATCTGCTGAAGCAGCAGCGAAGGAGCCTCGGCTAGTGGGAGGCTGCCGGGGCCGCGGCCTTTGAGCCAGCGGTAGGCGCCTGTGATGGGGTGAGCGCCTGCGACGACGGACTGACAACCAGCCCAGCGGAGTTCGAGCTGCTCGCCCTTGATGGAGGATCGCAGCTTGGTGGTCTTGATGGTGGTCCAGAAGGGTTCGGGCACCTGGTAGATGATCTGGAGGCGCCCGTCACGGCCGGAGGTGACGGCCCAGGACTTGGGGAGATCGCGCAGTGGTGCGCCGAGCTGCTCGAGCACCTCGGAAGCTCCGAGGCCGTCGTGATCAACGAAGAGGAGGCCACCGGACTGCGGGCCGGCGATGACACCGATCGCGACAGCGCGGCCGGCCTGGATCTCAGCTGTGAGATCGGCGCGGCTGATGGGGTGCTTCTGCCATTCGGGCTGGTAGGGGCGCTTGTCGTGACCGACGGCGACGAGCGCCCAGGTGTCAGGGAGTGCAGCGAGCTGATCGAGGAGAGTCATTCATGTGGCTCATGCGCTGCAGATGTTGGGCGAAGGTTAGCGAGGTTGGCAGGTGGCTGTGACGATTTGCAGAGCGTCACCCACCGATCGGGCCACGCCGGCGATGCCACCGGCGAGGTGGACGGCATCGCGCCAGCTGCGCTGCTGCGGCGTGAGGCGGCCCGTGGGGGTCTTGATCTCGATGGACGTGAAGACGGCCAGGGTGGTGCCCACCATGTCGGGGGTGACCACGATGGTGCGCCAGCCGATTAGATCAGCGGAGCCGCGTGCCAGACCGAAGGTGACGAGCCGGCCGGTGCGGGGGTCGGGGAGGCTGCCCACCTGATTGCGGAACAGTCTGGTCTGCGGATCGGTGCCGAGCGCGAGCCTGATGCGCTGCTGCAGGTCGGTTTCGGCGTTCATGTCATGCAGTAGCCAGATTCACAGCCATCCTGTTCCTCGATCCAGCCCGGGAACAGCCCGAGCTGATCGGGCACGGCGATGTCGATCGGTTGCTCACGGCGCGACCCAACCGAGCTGATGTAGACGGGATCCTTGCCGAGCTCGCCGCGCTTGTCGTTTAGGCGCCGCTCGAGCTCCGCCACCTTTGCGAACAGGTCGGGCCGCTCCTGGCGCATGGCGGTCCACTGGTCGGTCGTCTTGTAGGGGCAGAACCAGCAGCTGGATTTGGGCGGCTGGGGCAGGCCGGCTTCGCGCACCACGCGCAGGCAATCGCTGCGGCTGAGACCGAGCTCGATGAGGGGATAGGCGGAGGTGTAGCCGTCGTCTTCGCGCGATGGCGTGGCCCGGTGTGGCTCATCGGTGCTGATGCCTTTGCCAAGGGTGCAGCCAGGCGCGTGCTTGCGGATCCACTTGGCGATCGGCTTGATCTTGAAGTGAACGGTGCAGTTCCGATTGCCGGGGGCACCGTTGGACATGCGCACGGGGATGTCGATGGAGCGGATGGGGCGCAGCAGCTCCTGGTAGAGATCCACCGCCGTGCCATCGCGGCGCTGGCGCTGCAGATCGACCCACGCGATGCCGTGCTCTGCGGCATAGGGCTTCAGCACCTCGGCGATGTAGCGGATGGTGCGGGGGTCTTCGGACTGGTCGCCGACATTGGCGAACACGAAGGTGCGGTAGGGGATGGCGCCTTGAGCGGCGAGCACCAGGCAGGCCGTGGACTGAACGCCGCCACCGCAGGAGAAGATGTGGGTCATCGGGCGAGATCCTGGTTCAGCCATTCTTGAGCGATCGGGCGAAGTAGACGTGGCGTGCCCAGCCGGCGGGGTTCTTCATGCCGCGGGCGATGCCGACTTGGATGAGGTCGGTGAGGGTGCGCGCCTGGCCCTGATCACGGCGCCTGGCACGGGCCACTGCCTCGCGCGCCAGCTCCTGCAGCTCGCCGTCGGTCTGCCTGATCTCTCGGGCTGGTGCTGCGCACTCGGCGCCACAGCACGGGCAGACAGGCGCGGGCTTGAACGCAGCGAAACAGCTCTCGCAGGTGCGCACTGCTGGAGCCGCCGGGCCCCCCTTGCCGGTGCGGCGCCGGGCATCATCCAGCGTCCATGTCCGTACATCGTCCGGGAAGCCATGGCGGTGGACGTTGCCGACGTGATCCAAGATCAGCGCGTGGTCCTTGCCTGGTGCGGGCCGCAGCACGCGGCCGACCTGCTGGAGGTAGAGGCCTTCGGACTGCGTGGGGCGCAGCAGGATCGCGCACCCGACCGATGGCACGTCGGTGCCTTCGCTGATCACGTCCACCGACACAAGAACCTGTAACGCGCCAGTTGCGAGATTGTTGATCGCAAGTTCACGATCCTGAACGGAAGTAGTACCAAGTACGGTCTGCGACGTGATGCCGCTGGCTCGGAATTGTGCGGCGACGTGCTCAGCGTGAGCGGTGGTGCAGCAGAAGGCGATGGCGCCGCAGCCGCGGCCAAGGCGTTGATAATGCTCAATCGCGTCGCCGGTGATGGATGGCTTGTCTAGCTCGGCTGCGGCTTGCTCTGGTGCGTAATCGCCTGATCGGACTCGCAGATTCCCCTCTTGGAATCTGATTCGGGGTGCGTAGATTCGCGCCCTTGTGAGGAAGCCTTGTGCAGTCAGATCTTGCATCGAGGGACCGAGCACAAGGCGATCGAACATTGCACCAAGGCCGCGGCCGTCACGGCGCACCGGGGTAGCGGTGACGCCAAGGCGAAGGGCATGGGGCCAGTGGTCGAGGATCTGCGACCACGTGCCGGCGACGGCGTGGTGCGCTTCGTCAACAACGATGAGATCGGGCTGCCAGGTCTGCAGCTTGAGGCGGCGGGCGAGTGTCTGCACCGACGCGACTTGCACCGGGTGATCCGACGGCTCGAAGCCGGCGGCGATGACGCCATGCTCGACGCCGGCCCAGGTGAGCTTCGCGCTCGCTTGGCGGATCAGCTCACGCCGGTGGACGAGGATCAGCACGCGACGACCACGCTCGACGGCGCCAGCAGTGATGGCGGCGAACACGACCGTCTTGCCACCGCCAGTGGGCAGCACCAGCAACGGGGCGCGTGCGCCTGAGCGGTAAGCCGTGCGCAGATCGTGTATCGCGCGGGATTGATAGTCGCGAAGCGTGAGTCGCATGAGACTTGACCTGAGCTGCCGGGAAGCAATACCAAGGTGAGCGGCCCGATGCTAGCCGGCAGGGCAGGAAATACTTAGAACTACTGGGGGAAGGGATGAGAAGCCGGGAAATCGTGGTAAGTTCTGGGAGCATTCACTGCGGCCTGCCTATGGAGATCGCCGACTACCACCGCCACAGCGCGGTATCGAAGAGCCACCTCGACCAGGTGGCACGTAGCCCGCTCCACTACTGGGCGGCGTACCTGGACCCCAACCGCCAGCCACGCGAGGCAACACCTGCGATGGTGATCGGCTCAGCCGTGCACACCCACGTGCTCGAGCTCGACACCTGGGACCAGCGCTATGTCACCTGCCCTGAAGGCATCGACCGGCGCACCAAGCAAGGGAAGGCCGAATGGGAGGCGTTCTCTGTGGCCAGCAGCAACCGCACGGTGCTGAGCAAGGCCGACGCCGATCTGGTGATGCGGATGGGTCAGGCGATCTATGCGCACCCTGCTGCGGCGTTCCTGCTGCAGCGTCCCGGCCTGGCTGAGCAGACCTACCTCTGGACGGATGATGCGACGGGGCTGGAGTGCAAGTGCCGGCCGGATTGGATGACGCGCGACGGCCAGCTGATCGTGGACCTGAAGACCACCGAGGATGCGAGCCCTGCCGGGTTCCGCAAGTCGGTGGCCAACTTCCGCTACCACGTCCAGGCGGCCTGGTATCTCGACGGACTCGAACGCGCCACCGGCCGCCGGCCTGAGCAGTTCATCTTCATCTGCGTGGAGAAGAAACCACCGCACTGTTGCGCCGTGTACGCGGCCAGCGCGGAGATGATCGCCGCCGGTGCGCTGACAGCTGAGGCCGATCTGGCCCGGCTGGCGCTGTGCAAGGAGTCCGGCGAATGGCCGGGGTACTCAAACCAGATCGAGGTGCTCGACCTGCCGCCCTGGATGCGGCCGCGGCCTGATGGCTCGGTGCCGGCAGCGCCAGCCGAGATCGAGGCCTTCTGATGGATCAGATGGCCAACCTCATCGTGATCGCGATCACCACCTGGTGCGGCGCGATCTTCCTGCAGCACATCACCGACGCGTCGCTGCTCACGGCGGCGGCCGGTTCATTCTTCATCCTGATGGCTCTCAAGTCATGACCGAACAATCCACAGCACTGACCACCACGCAGGGCAGCGTGTTCTCGGGCATCCAGGCGTTCGAGGATGCGCAGCGCATCGCCAAGGCACTCGCCAGCTCGACGCTGATTCCACCGCAGTTCCAGGGGCAGCAGGGGTTCGCGAACTGCCTGGTGGCGCTGGAGATCTCGCACCGGATGCGGATGAGTCCGTTCCAGGTGATGCAGAACCTCCACATCATCCACGGCCGCCCCAGCTGGAGCAGCCAGTTCATCATCGGCCTGGTCAACGGCTGCGGCCGGTTCAGCCCGCTGCGCTACGAGATGACCGGCACCGGCGACGGCCTGGCCTGCTATTGCGTCGCCACCGAGCTGGCCAGCGGCAACGATCTGAAGGGACCGGCGGTGAGCATGGCGATGGCGAAGAAGGAAGGCTGGGCCACCAAGAGCGGCAGCAAGTGGCAGACCATGCCCGAGCTGATGATCCGCTACCGGGCCGCGGCCTTCTGGGGCCGGCTATACATCCCCGAGCTGCTGGTTGGCATCCAGACCGAAGAGGAAGTGGTGGACGTGGAGCCGGTGACGGTGCGCGCTGCCGAGCCTCAGCAGCCGAAGGCGAGCCTGGAAAACCTGAACCAACAGATCGCCAACCCACCGCCGGTGGTGATCACACCTGTGGAGGAGCCTGCTGATGATGAGATCTTCTGAGTCTGGATACCTGACACCGCGCGAGCTGGCTGCGCGATGGCGGAACATCGTCTCGCTCAGCACGCTCGACAACTGGCGCAGCAGCCAGAACCGAGGGCCGCGCTTCGTGAAGATCGGCGGCCGAGTTCTCTACCCAGTGGTGGAGGTCGAAGCCTACGAACAGCGCAACCTGCGCGGCCTGCCTAACAACCCTTCGCAACCCAACCGATGACCTTCAAGCTGAACCTGTCGATCTTCAAGAGCACCAAGCCTGACAGCAAGGTGGACTTCACCGGAATGATGAACGTGAAGGTGGAGGAGCTGGACGCGTTCTGCGCGTTCGTGATGAGCCAGACGCCGGACCAGTACGGCAGCGTGCAGGTGCCGATCAGCGGCTGGAAGAAGACCAGCAGCAAGGGTCTGGCGTATGTGAGCGCAGTGGCGCAGCCGCCGCGCGACTGGGTGCCGCCTGTGAGCGCGCAGAGCGCCGCGCAGAGCCTGGCCCAGGCGGTGGAAGGGGAAGTGCTGGATGTGGATCTGTTCTAGGAGTTCATCAGCTCGCATTCGAGGCGAGCGATCTCGTTGACGGCCTGCTGCAGCAGCTGTTGCTGGTAGCAGGCCTGCTTGAGGAGAGCAGCAGCCAGAACGCCCGCGTCCTTGCTTTCGAGCAGGGCGCGGGCTTGTTTTTCGATGGTGAACTGCTGCTCGGTGGTGAGCTCCACCGCCATCCACTCGCCGAACCGCATGGTGCCATAATGGCGGGGTACCTTGGAATTATACCGATGGAGTGTCCGCGGTGCACCAGCGGCGAGATCAGGACGATCACGACCAACGGCAAGGAGGCCGGCAGGGTGACCCGTCAGCGGAGGTGCCTGAAGTGCCGGCACACGTGGTACACGGTCGAGCTGCCGGTGAGCGTGGCGGTGATCGGCTGGACACGCGGGACGGGGAAGTCCGTGCCGGTGCTGCGTGTGCCGGTGGACTTGGCGGTGGGCAAAGAGGCCGTGTGAAGAACTGTCACAGCGGGATGGCAGGTGCCCCGTGGGCGGGGGATAATTCGCAGGCAACCGCACCGCGTCATGCTCACCACCACCCTTCTGGTGATCTGGAAGCTGCTCCTGCCGCTGCTGGTTGTGGTCGCAGTGATCGACTGGCTCACCGCCTCTGACGATCGCCGCGTTCGCATCCTGCGCCGCACTGGTCTCAGTCAGCTGCAGATCGCCACCCGCCTCAACATCACCCGTTACCGCGTCCGCCGGGCGCTCGCATCATGATCAACCGCATCAACAACACCATCTGCTTTCTGATCGCCGCGGCCGTGTTCGCGATGATCGGCCTCGATGCCAGCAATCAGCCCGGCATGACCCACAGCGGCACGCAGCTGGAGGTGCGCAAGTGACCCGCCCACGCCGTTTCTACTTCCAGATCAAGTCCGCCAACATCATCGAGTGCATCACGGCTCACAGCTTCACCGAGGCCAAGCACAAGGCCGCAAGCGAATGGCTGCCGTGGTGGGACCAGATCGAATGGCTCAACCCTGAAACCGTCACCGACCCGTCCATTCATGCCTGAGATCACTGGAGCGATGCTGCCCTTCATCTGGGCAGAGGATCCATCACCAGCGAAGCTGGGCGATGGCATCAGCCGGCCAAAGCCCGGCAGCCGCACTCGCGAATACAAGCTGATCGTCTACCCGACCGGCGCCAGGCCGCTGACGTGGATCACACGCGCGGAGACCAAACGGCACGCGATCCGCTACGCGCAGAACCGCTGGCCGGGTGCTGACGTGGAGGCGGCGTGATGTATCTGCTCATCTGGGTTCTGCTGATCGCCACGACTGCGCTGGTGCTCGTCAATCAGCCATGGCTGGCGCTGATGGCTCTGACGCTCTGTTTCACGCTGAGGTGCTGCTGCAATGACTGACCTCTCCCCTGCCGCGCAGCAAGTTTTCTGGGAGTTCAACCGTGCTGCCAGTGGAAAGCCGGATGATTGGCACTACCTGCCTGCCATCGCTGCTGCCCTCCGCGCCCTTGACGAGCAGCTCGGTTACGACGTCCTCGGTGTTCGCGCTGTGGACTCTTCCCAGATTCGCCTGATCGCCGCCGAGCTGGAGGGTGCCGATGCCTGACGCCCTGCTCGCCCTCGCCCTGTTGCTCGCCCTCGGCGCAGCGGTTGAGCTGTGCATCAAGGTGACCTTCGTGCGCCTGCTGCCGTTGCTGCTGAGGTTGGGACATGACTGACCCCATCCGCGCCAAGCTGGAAGCGCTGATCACCGACAGCGGCACCTACCGTCAAGGCCAGCAGGATGAACGCCAGCGCCTGCGCAGCTTGATTGATGTTCGCATCGACCAGTTGCGTGGTGTCGTCGGCATCCGCAACCGGGAGCAGATGTGCGCTGAGCTGCTCCAGCTTCGCCAGTTGATTGACCCATGAACCACCGCATCAGGATCGACCAGCAGCGCGCCGACATGATGGAGGCGCTCTACCAACGCAGCGGCCGCACCTGTTGCACCTACACCGGGTTGTGGGAGGAGTTCGCGCTGGAGATGGCCGCCAACTTCCGCGACACCTACTACCCGGAGCTACTTGATCGGGTGTGCGCCGCGATGGATGCCACCGGCTCGGTGATGACGCAGAAGCAGGCGCAGCAGGCCATTGAGGTGTGCCGCCAGCAGCTGCTCGGGGAGCGTTGGCGGTGAAGACCGACACGTTCACAGCGCCCGGCCTGCTGGTGGTCCGTCAGTGGGACCGCTGGAACGGTGCGCTGTTCATCGCGTGGAAGCCGAGCGTGAGCATGGCGTTTCGCGCGCGGAAGGAGCTGCTGAAGTTCGTGGCCTGGCCAGCCAAGACACCGACCGGCGATCGCTTCCGCGATTGGCTGAACAGCTTTGAGGAGCCGGCGGCAGCTGAGGCACCTCCAGCGCAGCCGCTATCGCCTGAGCTGCTGGCCACTGGTTTCGGCCCGGAGTGCCACCTGGATGAGTCCGACCCCAACTACAACACCCGCACGGTGATCTGATGAGTGATCCAGTCAACCAGCCGCCGCACTATCGGCAAGGCGAGATCGAGTGCATCGAAGCCATCGAGGCTGCTCTGACGCCTGAGGAGTTCCGCGGCTACTGCAAAGGCAACGTGATCAAGTACACCTGGCGCGAGCGCCACAAAGGCGGCGGTGAGTCGCTCGCCAAAGCGCTGTGGTATCTCCGCCGACTTCTCGCCAAACTGGAGCCATGTTCTACCTCGCAGGGCTGAATCTGATCGAGCGGCTGGCGCTGTGGATCCTGTGCCGCAGCCCGCGCACCAGCTTGGTGGTGGTGAAGGAGCACGCCTGGCCGTCGGTGTTTGTCGCCAGTGATCCGCGCGATCCGGTGGCGGCGCATGTCACCAATGGCGAGGTCGAGCCGCTTTCGATGCAGCTCGAGCGGTTGTACCACCAGCCGTCTTACGGGGAGGAGGAATGATCAGCCTGCACGCCGGCCGCCTGCTGCTGGTGTGCAGCCGCTCCAGCCGCACATGGCACGCGCATGTGGTGCTTGGGCCGAAGCCTGAATACCAGCTCGAAGCCGACACCAGCACCTCGAAGCTCTATGAGGCGCTGCAACGTGCGCAGGTGATCTACCAGGAGGCGATGGCCAGCATCCGGCCAGCCGACAGCCAGCGGATGTGCTGGGACTGCATTCAATGGGATCCGCGGTGCAACTGCTGCGAGCTGGGCATCCCAGAGTGCCGGCGCAGCGGCGGCCGGTTCGCGCCACGATGCGAGATGTTCCAGTCATGCCGCGCGAATGGGTGACAGCCACGCGCGAGCCGTGGTGTGTGCTGATCCACCAGGCGGTGATGGCGATCGACCGGCACAACAGTCTGTTCTTTCAGACAGGCGACCGTTGGCATCTGCTGCAAGCTGAACGGCTGCGGCAGTATGTGATCGAGCTGAAGGACTGGATCAGCAGCCATGAGCGAGCCTGAAGTGATCAGCCGGCTCGATCGCGACGGCGGCTACATCGAGACGCTAGAGCCTGCTGGTGGCGGCGAGCTGTACTACAGGAGCTGCGCGAGCGGTTACTGCCGGTACAGCTCGGACCTGTGGCAGGCAGAGCTGTACCTGACCCACCTGCTGGCGCGATAGCTAGCACTCACCGGCGACCCAGCGCGCGATTGCCCATTCGCGAACAGCGAACCAGAACGGCTGGGCGCGATACCAGTCAATCCACGGCTTGTGGCCCTTCTGGCTGTTGCACATGAGGCAGCAGCTGACGAGGTTCTCGCGCACGGTCAGGCCGCCGTGCACCTTGGGGATGACGTGATCGAGGGTCGGACTGCGGCCGAGCGGATCGCCGCAGTAGGCGCACTCGTAGTTCCAGGCAAGGTGGATCTGATCGCGCGCGGAGCGGCGTGTGACCAGGCGGGTCTCGTCAATGTGGTGCTGATCCACTGAGGTCGGCTGGCAGGGGAACGGCGTGGACTTCGAGGTCCAGGAGGTCGTCGTCGTTGCGGATGAACTCAGCGATCTGGCTGTAGATGTCTGCGGGCAGCTCCTCGGGGTCGGTGTCGGAGCGGATGATCAGCTTGGCGCTGATCTCCACGATGTAAGCCCGCATGGGAGCGGCCCGGCTTGGCCAACGGTAGCGGGTGCGACGGGTGCGCCCCGTGTGACAGTTTGCAAAGGTGCCCCGCATCCGGGGCAGGGTGCCCTGTGGGCGGGGTATAGTTAGGACATCGACAGCCACCCACTCCGATGCTCACCACCTACCAGCGCGAAACCCTTACCGCCCTCTACGCTTCCCTCGACTACCTCACCTGCAACGATCTGCCCGGCCAAGCCGAGATCCAAGCTGCAATCCAAGCCATCGAAAAGCAGGCCGCCTGAGCGGCCCTCCTACCATCCACCCATGACCTACATCCTCCGCATCGGACCGTGGCACGTCGGGCCATTCCCGACCCACATCGCGGCCCAGCATTTCGCCGAGACGCACGGGTGCGACGACTTCACCCTGGTCCCGCTTGATGACCCTGCAGAGGCGCCCGGTCGGATCCACCGCCTGCGGATGGCGGAGCTGAAGCACCCGATGGCGCAGTCTGCGCGAATAGTGCGCGAACGGCCGTGGCCCCATAACGAAAGCGCCCGCTAAGTCATTGACCTAGCGGGCGAATCTGGTTGCGGGGACAGGATTTGAACCTGTGACCTTCAGGTTATGAGCCTCACTGCTGCGGCTCCTGAAGGTTCACGCTGCTTCCCTAAACCTCTGCGCGCTCAATGATTTCCCGCTTGACCCGTTCCCGGTCGTTCGCGCAAGATCCCGGCCGTTCTGGGGTTTTTGCGCGAAAGGTGCGCGAATGGCAAAGCAGTGGATCGCTGATCGAAAGGTGCCGGGCCTTGGCCTGATGGTGCTGCCGTCAGGCGTGCGCACCTGGTATCTGCGCTACCGGGAGCCGAGCGGCAAGCAGCAGCACCACCGCATCGGCCGGGCCGACTCGGTGAACGTCACCACCGCGCGCGAGCAGGCCCACAAGATCCTTGCGGCCGTCGCCACCGGCCAGGCACCCACCAGCGCCCGCCAGGAGCGCCGCAGGGCGCCGACCGTTGCTCAGCTGCTGGAGCGCATCAAGCGCGAGCACTGGCGCAAGCTGAGGCCTGGCAGCGTGGTGAACAACGAGCTGATCTGGCGCCGCCACCTGCTGCCCGAGTTTGGCGCCTTGAAGGTGTCAGAGCTCCAGCAGCGCCACGTGGCGGACTGGTTCCACCGCGCCAGCCTCGAGCGGCCGGTGCGTGCCAATCGCTGCCTGGAGGTGCTTAGCAAGGCGATGAATCTGGCCGAGCTGTGGGAGCTGCGGCCCGCCGGTTCCAACCCTTGCGTGCGGCTCAATGCCAACAGCGAACGCAAGCGCCGGCGATACCTGACCAGGGAGGAGCTCAAGCGGCTGCTGGCCGCATTGGACACGTTCGCCGAGGCCGGTGTGCGGTGGCGGTTTGCGCAGCTGATCCGGCTGCTGCTGGTCACCGGCTGCCGCGTGCGGGAGGTGATGTGCGCGCGATGGGACTGGCTCGATCTCGATGCAGCGGTGCTGCTGGTGCCGGCCGAGGCCCACAAGACCGGACAGGATGGCAACGATCGCAAAGTGCATCTACCACCCGCGGCCGTTCAGATCCTACGAGAGCTGCGGCAGCGGTCCAACAGCGCCTGGGTGATCGCCGGCGATGATGACAGCCACCTGGTCGGCTACTGGCGGATGTGGGACGACCTGCTGGCCGCGGCCGAGATCCGCAACCTGCGGGTGCATGACCTGCGCCACAACTTCGCCAGCCTCGGTGTGAGCGCCGGGCTGAGCCTGCCGCAGATCGGCGGCCTGCTGGGCCATGCCAGCCCGCAGACCACCCAGCGGTATGCGCACCTGATCGACGAGGCTGCAGCGGCCGCCGCGGCCAAGGTGGCGGCGCTGGTGGGCTAGCCCTTGCTGGCGGTGACGGCTGCGTCCTGGTTGTAGCGGCCGGTGACCGCATAGCTGCGCGCCGGGATGCCCTCCATCTTGTGGAAGACCATCTGCCCGATCTTCATGCCGGGCCATAGCGCGATCGGGTGCATCCGCCGCGCGTTCTGCAGCTCCAGCGTCAACCGGCTGCCATGCCACCCTGGATCGCAGTAGCCGGCCAGCAGGTGCTCCAGGCCCTCGCGGGCGCGGCTGGACTTGAGCACGAACTGCGCGGCGATGAAGTCCGGCAGGTTGAAGATCTCGCGCGTCTCCGCCAGGCAGAACTCACCCGGCTGCAGCCAGTAGGGATCCTCGGCCGTGTGGCCGCTGATGCCATGGATCTGCAGCTCGGGGCTCTCAGCCACCTCGATCATGATCCGATCGCCCAGCAGCACGTCGATGCTGGCCGGGTTCACCAGCTCAGGATCGAACGGCAGCACCATCGCGTGCTTCTTGCACAGGTGGTGAATCTCGTAGTCGGGGAGAGGCACGCGGTCGTCAGTAAATCCAACGCACCCTAGGGCTGCCCTGACGAATGCCAAGGTGCACAAAGCCCTTGGGTGCGCCGTAGCCCAGCGAGTAGGGCCACTGCCTGTCGCACCAGTCCTGCACCGCGTTGATGTCCACGCCGTCAATGAGGAAATCCACCGCACCGACGCCAGGCGCGTCGTAGAGGTGCTCCGACTGGCTGGCGCCACCCACGGCCCGGTTGATGGCTGCGGGCCGGTAGCCGGAGGTGATGATCACCGCCTTACCGTCGAACCGTGCGCGCGCCTTCTCGAGGAACTGCGCCAGCTTCACCGCGGTGTCGCACTGATGCTGGTGATCAAAGCGCCGCGCCTCCTGGTTCAGCGCGAACTCGCCGTAGGTGATGTGCGGCGTGATCTTGAAGCTGAAGGGCGACTCGGGCGTGAACGTCGCCTCGATCGGCCCGGTGGTCTGCCGCTCTCGGCCCCACAGATCGCCCTCAGCGATGCGGCGCCGCTTCAGGCCGGCCTCCACGTTGGTGCCGGGGTTGCGGTAGAGCAGCAGGGCATCAGGCACGCCGGGCCAGTCCTTCTCGCGCAACCGCTTGCTGATGGTCTCGAAGCCCTTGGCGCCGTAGAACCCGCTGCCGAGGTTGTAGGCGAAGCTGATCAGCGCGCACTTCTGATGGTCCGCCATCTCGCCCCAGTGCGGCACCGTGGCGCGCAGTTTGTCAGCGATCCGATCCACCTCCTGCCGCAGCAGCATGTCGGCTTCGACGGCGTTGATCCTGTCGCCGCGCTTGACCGGCCGGCCGTCGCCGTAGCGGGTGGTGCCGTAGCCGATCGTCCACGGATCACCACCGCTGGCCGGGTCAGGGTAGGCGTCGAGGTGGCACCCCTCGAACTGCTGGATCATGCTCAGCGCCGCGCTGAGGTCTGCCTGTTTGCCGCCCTGGCTCCAGGTGTTGAACCACGCCCGATCACGCCGCATGGCCGCGGCGTAGCCGTTCACCGCCAGGTCTTGCTCCAGCTGGCCGATGGCCGCGGCCTGATGCGGCGCGCCCTTGAAGTAGCGGAACAGCTGCTCCAGTGTGATCGGGGCGGCGTTGGCCATTGCTCAGCGGCGCTTGGGGAACATCATCCGGCCAGCCTGCAGCAGCAGCTGCAGCCAGCTGTTGGACTTGAGCGGGCTGAGTGCAATGATCTCGCTGCCGGCAGCGATGACGATGGCGATGATCGCGGCGGTTTCGGGGCTCATGATGTCCATGGCGATGCCCTCAGGTTACTTGCGCATTTCAAGAGCACGAACGCGCTGATCGAGCTGTGCCAGCTCGGCCTTGCTGTCGTTCTTCAGCTCCTCGACGGCGCGGGCCATCTGCTGAACGGTGGCCTCGACGCGCGCGAACTGCACCTGCATGGAGATGAGCAGGGCGCCGATGGCGAACATGCCGGCGCCGAGTGCTGCCGGGAGGGAAGCAGCGAACACGCCGCCGACCGTCTTAGGTTCGTCCGCCATCGGCTGATCCGGGCACGCTTCCATCGTAACGATCGAAGGGATCAGGCCTTCCAGCGAGGATGGCAAGAGCGCGTCGATAGTAGTGGTTCTCAGTCTGTCCCACGGCTTTGAGGTGGTCGCGGATCTTGCGCCAGTTTTCGAGCGTGTCGCGGTCCATTACCGCCCCTGCCCTCTGAGCGGCTTGCGTCCCCGGCGGCGGGGCCTGCTGTGGGCACCGAATCCTTGGCGGGTGGTCTTCGGCGGGCCGGGCTGGTGATCAATCCGGGCGGTGCCGGTCTTGGATTTGACGACCATCAGCCTTCGTAGAGGATGTTCACAGAGCCGGCGTCAAAAGTGTCGGTGCCGTTGGCGGTGGTGAGGCGCACACGGTCCAGTGTGCCAGATAGGGTCTTGGTGCCGGAAGTAATGACCACAGACGGAATGTTGACCGAGAAGAGGCCAGTACCCACCCACGTGCCAGTGCTGGGATCTTGCTGCACCAGCGTCAACGTTCCGCTGATGATGTTGGCCGCCAGGCTTGAATAGAGCTGCCAGCCGTTTGTGTAGTTGGTTGTTAGGTTTGCTCCGGTCGTGATGCTTGTGGTGTTTGCGGAGTAGCCAGTTGATTGCACGCCGCCACTGGTCCCCAACTGGATTGTGGGCTGTGCCGTTCCGTTTGTGCTGACGCCATTAAGCACGATCGTGATCCGCTTCGCCCAGCTCGGAATGCCGGTGAAGTCCACGGCAGTGCCGCTGGTGCTGGCCTTGGCAGTCTCTTGAATGATGCGCCCTGCGGCTGCCGCCAGGTCATACGCCACCTTCACAGCGCTCGGCGTGGCCGCCAGCGTGGTGCTGGTTGAGCTGGTCGAGGTGCTCAGCTGCACGATGCCGGCGGCCGAGGTGGTCGCCGGGGTGGTGGCTGCGTCGTAGGCCGACTTCACCGCGCTCGGTGTCGCGGCCAGCGTGGTGCTGGTGCTTGAGGTGCTGGTGCTCAGCTGCACCACCCCGGCGGCGCCAGTGGTGGCTGCGCTCAGGCCTTTGGTGAGGTCACTGAGCGTCAGCTTCTTGTTCTGGTTGGACGGCAGCGCTTCGGTGAGATCCACCGCCGGCACCAAGGTGTTGGCGGTGGGAGCCGTGAGCGCTGTTAGGTCGGTGGTCTTGCGTGCGGCCACGGTTTCTTATGCGAGTTGCTGTTTGAGCTGCTCAACTTCGGCCGAGAGCTGCTGCACGGCCTTGATCAGCGGTGCAATCAGCTCCTCGTAGCCAATAGAGAGAACGTCTTCGCCGCCTTTGAGGCTGTGGTCTTGATAGCCGCCAAAATCGACCCCGGTCGCATCACAGGCCGCTTTCACCTCTTGGGCGATTAAGCCGTGATGAAAACGTGAACGCTTCTTGGAGCCATCGTGCTGAAGGTTGTCGAGGGCATTTGCCTCGCGCCACTCTTGCAGGGCTTGGCTATGAGCAGCACGCTCTTCTTTCGTCGCATCATCTGCCGGCGGTTCAGGGGGTGTTGAACGATAGTCGTCCCGCAAGTCCCAGCGGAAATCGACCGGGCGCAGAGCGTTGATGAAATCGAGGCCAAGTGCCGTGTCTTGAATGTCTGCCTTATCTCTGGCGTCTGAACGGTTTTGGACGGTGCCGTAGACGTAGGTGGTCGTGCTGGCGTTGCCTAGCTGAATCTGGTTGCTTCCTGTAACGGTCGCCTGATAGCCGAACATCGACGTGTTGGTATAGGCAGCGCCGCCGACTGTTCCAGTGCCAACGGCAGTGTTGTAATCGCCAGTCGTGACTGCGCTGAGCGACTGCTCGCCAATAGCAGTGTTTCCAGCACCAGTTGTATTCAACTGTGCAGCAAACCGACCAATGAAAACGTTGTTGAAGCCAGTGCTTAGGACGCTTCCCGAGCTGACGCCAATCGAGACGTTTTGATAGCCGGTGGTAATGTTTCCTGATGCGTTATTGCCAACGGCAACGTTGTTGCTTCCGGTGATAGCAGTGCCAGACCCAACCATGGCATCGTTGCCAATGGCGGTGTTGCCGCTGCCGGTGGTGATCCCGCTGCCGGCTCGCCTGCCAACAGCGACCGCGGATGCGCCCGTCGTCGCCGACCCAAGGGCTGCTGAACCAATAGCGATGTTGTAGAGACCGGTAGAGGATGGTGCCGACAGCGCCTGGTGACCGATGGCAACACTGTCGTTGCCGGTGTGCTGCTGGCCGGCCTGCGTGCCGATTGCAATGGTCCGGTTGACTCCGGTAGAAACGCCAATCGCTTGATCGCCAATGGCAACATTGTCGTCTCCAGTCGTGAGCGATGTAAGCGCTCCGTTTCCAATGGCAGTGTTGTCGCTGCCAGTTGAGTATTGGAGAGCCTGAACGCCGATCGCGGTGTTGTAGTTGCCCGTGACGTTTGTATAAAGAGCAAACGGCCCTATTGCAGTATTATAAAAACCGGTTGTGTTTGAGTAGAGGGCCTGCGCTCCGATGGCAGTTTGACGGCGTCCCGTTGTATTTGACGTGAGCGCATAATTGCCAAACGCAGTGTTGAAGTTGCCTGATGCCCATGTCAGCGTTGAAGAGCTGTGCTGCTTGGGAATGTAAGTGTTAGCCGCAAGTGCCCCGTAGCCGTAGGCCTCGTTAGCTGGTTGATCGTCAGTGCTGGCGGGTGCAAGGGTCAGCAGGCCGTTGCGAACGCCCCAGCCATTTGGGACAGTCGTCACCCGGTAGCTCTTGCCTGCTAAGTCAATAGAGGTGTTTGAGAACGCGGCACGCACGGCAGCCATTGCCGAGGTGTCATCGGTGCTGTTGTTACCAACTGCGCCAAAATCAGCAGGACTTACTGTGTCCTTGAGCTTGGCATCTACCGTGCGAGCACTGCCGCCAGACTGAGTGAAACTCAGTTTGCTGGCGACGATGCCTGCGCTGGCATTGACATCGGCGTTGACGATGCTGCCGCTGCCCGCTGGGATCAGACCCAAGTTCGCGGTGTCCAGCTGGCCGATCGTGAGCCAGGCGTTGTTGGCGCTGTTGCGCTGCTTCAGCGTTGCCGGGCTGCTGCTGGTGTCAACCCAGTATTGATAGGCGAAGGTGGTGCTCGGGGCCGATGCGCCGCTGTTGCCGCTGACGATCGCGGCCAGCGCGTTGTTCAGGTCAGCACGGAACGCCTGGCCGGACTGGTTGGCGATGTTGTAGTCGTGCTGAGCCATCAGACGATCTCCCGGCCGTAGCCGATTGCAGTGTAGGTGAACTGGCGGCTCACGGCGGTCCCGCCACTGTTCCTAAAGGTTACCTGTAATCCCGTGCGCGTCACGGAGCCGATCGTGAAGTAGTCAGCGGTGCCCATGTCGTAGCCCGTCACTCCAATGCTAGGGGGTTGGTAGAAAGCCTCGGCGAAGGTCACCGAATAGGTGCCGGCGCCACTGGTCAGCGTGGCCGACTGCTCGGTGCGCTGCTGCAGCTCCACCATGCAGCCGAGCTCGTCGATCAGGATGTTGACGTTGGGGTCGTTGCTGGTGGCGATCGTCTTGAACTGGAAGCCGCGGCCGCGCACGATCGCGTTGGCGAACTCGCGCCAGGTGCTCCAGGTGGGGGTGCCGGCCGGGTTGTCAGTGGTGCTGCGCACGTAGAGGCGCGCGTTCACCGAGTCGATGTTGCCGTCGTCGATCTCGGACCAGCTGTCGATCAGCTCGACCTTCTCATCCCAGAGCCCGGTCAGCAGGATCGCGCGGGTCAGGAAGCGCCGCTGCAAGTTGATGTCGAACACGCCGCCCATGTCCAACGTCGAGCCGAACTCGTACTCGCCGTATTCCGGTGGCAGCGGGCTGTCGATCGTGGTCAGGCCGTCCCAGTTGCCGGCCTGGCCTTCGTTGAGGATCTGGTCGCCATCCTCAAGCAGCAGGGCATCACCGTCTTCCTGCGCCAGGTTGTCGTTGCCAGCGCCGGGCGGGGCGAGGTCATCAACCAGCGGGCCGGTGCTGATCACCAGGCCGTCCAGCTCCTCGTTGTAGAACATGTCCACGACGTTGCCCGAGAACGGCGGCGTCTCCTGATCTTCCGCGTAGGTCTGCACCAGCAGGCGCGGCAGCGGCGTCGGCAGGTCGGCCACGATCAGAGTGGCGTTGGGAGACCGGCGCCCCCCGTCATCCTCGAACTTGAGCAGGTAGGTGCCCTCAAGCAGCGGCACCTGCTTCTGGGTCTGGTTGCCGGAAGCGGCCGGCACGATCTCGACGGTGTCTTCCCAGATGGCGCCGACCAAGAGCGGCGTGTGGCGGATCAGCACCTTGCCGCCGATCTTGACGTCGAGCTCGGTTGAGGCCGTCCAGCTGATGATCGCGCTGGCCTGGTCGATCGGCACCAGCGAGACGCCGGTCACATCAGCCGGCGAGGCCGTCTTGCCGAAGACGTTGAATGTGAGCTTGGCCGGCAACACCGACGAGCGCAGCCCGGCGTTGACGCTGTAGACCTCGATCTCGTAGCGGCCTGGCGTGGTGTCGAAGATCTCGAAATCAGGCCGCTGCTGCGTGGACGTTGACCAGTTGCCGTTCTGCAGCCGCCAGCGGTAGCGGTACTGGTTGACGCCGACCACCGGCTGCCAGCTCACGACCAGCTTGGACAGCACCCGGCCGTTGCTCTCGTAGAGCGCCTCAACGGCCTGCAGGTTGATGGGTGCTTCGGGGATGACGTTGAGGTCGGTGATGTCGCGCTGCGCCAGCGGCCGGCCGCGCTCGATGTAGTCGTACTTCGAGGCGTTGTAGGCGAGCGCCGTGATCTGGTACTGCGCCTGATCCTGCTCGGCCACGCTGAGCACCCGCCAGGTCGAGGCCTGGATGTTGGAGGTCTCGTAGACCCAGATGCTGTTCGCGTTCGGAGCAGACGGCAGCGCCGATGTGAGCGTGACCGTGGTTCCGACGATGCTGGCCACGCCGCGGCTCTGCACCGTGCCGTCGGACAGGATCACCGAAAGAGTGCCGCCTGATGGCGATAGGTCGGTGGCGTTGTCCACCGTGATCGTGGTGGTGGTTGCGGCTGCAATCCGGCCGCCGCGTCGAGCACCGGCGCGCATCGGGTCGGAGATGTTGATCACCTGGCCGGGGCGCACCAGCACGCCGGCGTCGATCGAAGCGGTGAACGTCACCACCTCGGATTCGTTCTGCTCGGAGTAGAGCAGCCATTCGCCGATGCGCGAAGCCTGCCCGCGGGAGGTGCAGGCAAAGGCCGACACCTCGGTGGTCACCACGCCGTACTTGGCGATTGCGGTCTGATCCTCGACAACCTCGTAGGCAATGTCGCGCAGGCTCAGGTCGAGGTAGCTGACCACTGCCACGGTCGGGCGTGTCTTGAGGCTGCCGCCCTGGTAGCTGAACCCGTCATCAGAGACGTTGGCCAGCGTGAACAGGTAGGCCGGGTCCGACGGCTTGTCCTGGCTGATGGTCAGCGCGCCGGTGCTCCAGTAGGGCATCGCCCGGAAGGTGGAGCACAGATCGTTGATGAGCTTGTAGGCCTCCTCGGCGGTCTGGATGTTGACGTTGCAGGAGAAGCGCGGCTCGGTGCCGCCAAAGCCGTTGGGCACCAGCTCGGAGGCGTACTGGCTCGCGGCATAGAACGCCCACTTGTCGAGCTGCGCGGCCTGGATGTGATCGCCCAAGCCGTAGCGGGTCGAGGTGAGCAGATCCCACAGGATCCAGGCGGGGTCTGAACACCACTGCGCAGCGCCGAAGCTGCCGTTCCAGATGCCGGCGTAGATCAACCGGCCGGTGGCCGCGTCCACCGTGGCGTTGTTCGGGATCCGAACCTTGATGCCGCGCACCAGGTAGGTGCGCGCCGGGATCGAGTTGAACTGCTCGGCATCCACCCGCACCGCCACCAATGCGCTGTTGGGGTAGCGCAGCTTCGCGTAGGTGATCTCGGTGAAGCTTGACCAGCTGAAGGCATTGATCAGCTTTGCGCTGTTGCTATCCGCCGTGATCCGCGTCACCCGGATGTTCACCGGGAAGGCGCCTGACAGACTCACCAGGTAGTCGCGCTGATACTGATCACCCGTGCGGCCAGCAATCGTGTCGTCGATCACGGTGCCGTAGCCGCCGCCGTTGTACTGCACGGCAATCTGCAGGCGCACATCGGTGCCCTCGATGTCGCCCTTGTCAGTGAACAGCTGCAGCGCTGGCACGGTGATCGTCACGCGCGCGGCGTTCACCGTGGTGTCGGTGATGCTGCGCACCACAGGCGTGGCCTGCTGCACCGTGACGTTGACGCCAACCTCGTTCTCAACGTCGGCAGCGATCGGCACGTAGCTCTGGTTCTGCGTGCCGTTGCGCGTGTAGACGAGAATGTTCTGGAAGTTGTAGCTGCCATCCGGGTTCTGCAGCGGCGTGTTGTCGATGAAGACCGACTTGTAGCCGTCTTTCAGGCCCTCGATCTCGCCTTCGCTGATGAGATCCACCAGGTTGGCGTATTGCGTCGAGTTGAGGCTGTCGGCTGCCTCAGTTGGCGTGTAGGTTTCGCCGCCGCCGCCGCCTTTGCCGCCGCCGCCACCACCGCCTGCGCCAGCAATGCCGAGGCCGAGGCCGGCGTTGTGAACCCGGATCCCACCGGCGATGAAGGTGTGATGCCCCTCGACGGTCAGGTTGTAGACGGTGCCGACGCAGAACTCAGCGCGGTCCACGATCGGGCGCAGGTGGCCGTTCTCATCCACCAGGCAATCGTCGGGGCCGAGCGTGTCGATCTCCACGAAGGCGTTGAACTGGTTCAGCACCCAGTGGTTGGCCGTGGCATCCAAGACGGCACCGCCCCAGAGGCGGTAGCGGTTCACCCGCTCGCCTTCGTGCACGTGCACCTTGAGGATCTTGGCGTGATGCAGCTTGCCGCGATCGTCGAAGCTGACCACTAGGTCGCCAGGCTGCAGCGCCTCGATCGGACGCTGCCCGTCAGGCGTGCGAATCAGCGTGTGCCCGAGAAAGCATCCGCCACCACCACCAGCACCGACGATCCTGCTCATCCGGCCACCTGCACGGTGTCAATGCCGGCCGAGATCACCACCGAGCCCACAAGGGTCTCGCCGTAGACGATCGGCACAGGCAGGCCCTGGCGGCTGGTGTTCTGGATGCCTGAGAAGCTGTAGCTCTTGCGGGGATCTTTCACCGTGTCGCTGGTGGAGCCTGGCGGCACTGTTCGCGGCACGGGCGTGAGCAGCTGTGCAACGCCGCCGAGCACCAAGCTGGCGCCCACGCCGACCAGCAGCTGAACACCCAAGGCGCCAATGCCGGGCACCAGAAAGCCAATGGCAAGCAACGCCACGCCCGCAATGATCCGACCCACCGCGCCAGCGCCGGCGACGACGGGAACGATCTTGATTTCCTGCAGGCCGGCCGGGTCGTGCAGTTCATCCACGGCCAGGTCGTAGCTGCCCACGCTCACCCGGTAATGCTGGTCGGCCATGTGCTGCTCCAGCTGCGGGAAGTTGGCCAGCAGGAAGCGCACGGCCTCAGCCGCGCTGCTCACCTCGGCCTCAAACTTCCGGCGCTTCAGGAACTTTGCCAGGCGCCCGTAGATGCGGATCGTGCGCAACATCACGCCAGCCCTAGCCTCCCTGCATCGTAATGGCGAAGCCTGCGCCCGGTGCATTTCATCAGCCAGCCGCCGTAGAGGTCACGGCTGCTGAGCCGGCCGCGGATGTGATGGAGCACCAGCTGGTCGCCGATGTAGATGCCGACATGGTTCAGGCCCGGCCCGCTGATGCTCATCAGCACCGCATCGCCCGGTTGCAGCTCATCGTCTTCGTTGAGCTCGCGGAATCCGGCATCGCGCCAGAACCGATCGAACAGCGGCTCGGCCTCGAACTGCTCCGGCGTCAGTGGGCGCTCCCAGTCCGGCAGCTGCAGGCCTTGCTCGGCGTACCAGTCACGCGTCAGCGTCCAGCAGTCGGTGAGCCCCCACACCCATTCGCGACCGATCAGGGGCGCCTTGTAACCGGTGGGACGCAGCTCGGGACTCCATGCCTCGGTCTTCGGGTTGACGATCCACCAGGGGAGGCCGGTGCGCTCGATCGCCACCAGATCGGCTTGGCTGGGCTGCGGTGCAGTGCGCGGGTGGCTGTGAACCACCGCCATGATTTCGCCGGCATCCTCGGCCGCGGCGTAGTCGATCGGGTCGAGGATGAACTGCTCGACGCCGGCCGCCAGGTTGCGGCAGGGCCAGTAACGCTCGCGGCCCTTGACCACCACCAGCAGGCCGCAAGCCTCTCGGGGATCCTCGGCCTGGGCGTGCTCGAGTGCTGCTGTGCGCCAGTCGGTCATGCCGCCCTCCGCTGCCGCCGCGATGGCATCGTCAGGGCCAGCGATGGGGCCATGCCGGAGTTCAGCCTGTTGATCACGGTAGACGGCTTGACACCTAGACGCCGGCACCATTCCGACATGTGCAGGACTTGGCCTTCGTGCTGGATCATGCGGTTGCTGCGCTTGTTGGCGCCCTGCTCTGCCGGTGTGGCCCACCTGCAGTTCTCTGGGCAGTAATCGCCGTTTGGGTCGATGCGGTCCAGTGAGCAACCCTCTGGCTTCTCTGCCATGTCTTCAGCAAAGTTCCGAACATCCATCCAGCGTTCGCAGACTTTTACTCCTCTGCCTCCGTACAGAGGAAAGTCCTTTGCTTCTGAATTGGTGCAGCGACGAATCATGCCCTGCCATACCTTCATGCCGGAGTAGCGGCTGAGGCCATGCGTCAGAAGCACCGGCGGCTTGCATTCGCGTTTTAGGCAGCCACAAGACTTCGTGCTGCCTGATTTGAGAAC